CAAGATAATTGGGCAGATCTTCAGGCTCGACTTTCTCAGAAACTCCTCTAGATCTTCCTTTTGGAGTTGCAACCAGTCTTTTTGACTCTGGGTCATAAAGAATTTTTGAATAGCTACGTCCAATCCCATAGATCTTGGATTGTGCAGATCCGGGAGTCCAAATCACTTTGTCGTAATTGCCCTTAGCGGCTTCTGTCAATATTCGCTTTACATTGAGGTCAGTCCACTTCGATGTGTTATCCACATATGGAGATCTTGGAATACTCAATAACTCGCGCTCTTGATCGGAAAGATCATTGGTATAAGAAGCTATAGCACTTTTCTTGTTACTTGCTAGTTTTTTATGCTCATGCATATCCTTCCAATTTCTATTATCCCTAGTGAACTGAAAGCTTTGTTCATCAGTCATTTGATCGGGATTTGGATATCTTTCTCTGAAGTCCCAAATTGGCATTGGAGTACCTTCACTATCAACCAAGTGAGGGTTTTCTTTAGCTAATCTTTCAAGCTCACCTTTGTGAAAGTTATGTTCATCATTTAATTGTTTAATTTTTTCCTTAACTTCATTTAACTTGTCAGCATGCTTTCTAATTGCCTGACCAAAGTCGCTCTGAGATTCATCAACGTGAAGAATCTTTTCTTTAGTGAATGGTTTTGTTTTCTTTGAAGATGGTAATGCAGGAGGATCGGAATTAACTATTTCTCTAATTCCATCTACAGCATCTTTATTTTGTGAGTTTGCAATAAAATTTACAATTCCTTCTCTATCCAAATCAAATACATGAGGATATTTATCTGCAAGCTGAGTGGCATTATGCATTGCATGATAGAAATCAACAGGATTACTTGATATTGATCCGCCAGAAGGCCCATGAGTAAGGACGTACTTTCCACGCTTCTGAATACTTGGAGTTACAAATATATTCTTATGAGGAGTCTTCCAAGCTTCGCTATATCTATTAGCCTGTACTCCATTCATCTTTATCATTACAGAAGAATCTGATGGTGGTGCTTTAGGCGCTTTCTGTTGTGGCGGCTGAGTTTCTCGATCAGATAATCTGACATGAGAAACAATATTAGGTTCGCGCCAGTGAGAGCTAGTGAAATCTTTTTCTGCATCATCGGTATTGCCGATAGCAGAATTCATATCATTCAAAGGCAGCGTCTGCAAAACTTCTCTGTAATTAGTAGAAAGATTTGGCTGCTTGCTGCTTCTTATCTTTCCTTCTGCAGTCCAGCCTGCATATTTTGCTTTTGGATCATTCATCGTTCCTTCTGTAGGAGTAAGTGTCTTAACCGACATCTTCGGTAAGGCATTACGGAAATGATCTGCAAGCTGCTGCTTGGTTATTGTCTTTTGGTCTTTGAATGCGTTATGCACGCCAGACCAATATAATTCATCAGGCTTCACACCTTTCAGCGCAGCAATCATTTGCTGTGGCGAACCCTTCTCTTGCTTCAGCGCATCTGCAGCTTCTGCAGCGTGGCTATATAGCCCGTAGTCGTTCAACTGACGGGATGGCGTGGTGTCCTCTTGCTGTTGAGGCGCTTCAACATCTCCACCAGATGCGTATTTGTACTTTGACTTATCGCCGTAGGTAGGATTCTTCGCCAACACTAATGGCCCGACTTGCAGTACTTCTTCTGCATGCTCAACAGGTTCCTGAGTGTGTCGATCATAGAAATACCCGTGGCGGGTTGGATCCATACCGACCTGTCGCCAGTCAGGATGATTGAGATACTGCTGCGCTAACTTGTGAATGTCTTCGGTAGAAGTCTTCTTGAGCTTACCGTTAATAACGGCGTAGGGATTTTTTTGACCGCCAGTTGCAATCTTAATTCCCTTATTTTCGTTTGCGTTAAATGTTGCATCAGAAATATGCGCAGCGCCTTCGTGCGCAATGGTCTTATTCCCTTCGTGTATCGTTGGAACCCAAACGCCCTGCTTCTCATACGCAGGAATGTCTAAGCGCAATGCAACTGGATGGCCTTCTGGGTAATCGGCAAGCTTTCCAATCTTTGAAACTTTGCGGGGATCAGTTGCAGAAAGCGCACGATGTATTTCTTCATACGAAGCAGGGTTAGGCACGCTCTCATATGGATACACAGGCTTGTGTTGGTTTATTAGCTGTTGATATTCGCTACCAGACATCTCACCAGCGCTGACTTTATTAGCGCCAGCTTCTAATTCTGGTATGCGCTTACCCACTTCTGAGAAGTGCATCGTTCGGCGGTCAGGCAGACCCTTAGCTACAAGCAGAGCTTTTTTAATAGCTTTAGGGTCTAGCATGATTATTCTTCGCCTTTATTGCCTTTGTTTCCCAAACGATCTGTCAGAGATGAGATCTGACCCTTCAGCATGTTTGCAGCATCTGGATGCATGACGATGTCGCGCAGCAATTGAATGTCTTGAATGCGGTCACGGCTCTGACGATCCAAGTCGCGATTACGATCTTCAAGCATTGTGTCTTTATGCTTCAGCATCAGCTCTTCGCGCTTGGTCTGAGCGTCCATTAACTTAGCGCGTGCCATTGCCTTTTCGACTTCAGTATCTACTTGCTGTGGAGCGCCAGCTAATCCACCAGCAGGTTTAGGTGCAAATGCACCCTGCTGGATCTTCGCCATTGCTTCAGCTTCCTTGGCCTTGGCTTCGATCATCTTAGCGTCAGCAGCCTTGGTATCGTTAGCAACCTTGGCTTGAGCTTGGATAATTTCAGGTGGTGGCTTGGACTGAGTGGAAGGCGGAGCAAAGAACTGCTGCGGGTTGCTGTAACCAATGGCTTGCAACGCTGCAGTATCGATGGCGATTGGATCGTACATCGATGGATTAGAAGCAGCTAACTGCTTCAATGCAGTGATCTTCATAATGCGCTGGGCATGGCTGGATGTATTTGGATCAGCCTGTGGAACCAGTTCGCAATTATCGATTGCACGCATGAATGTTTCTTCGTCCCATTGGGTCTTGGATTTGCACTTGCGCATCCAGAATGACTCAGGGTTTTCTTTGAAGCATTCAACAATCAGCTTAAACTCCTCAGCTTGTGCGGCGTGTAAGCGCTTATGCACTGCATTCATCAGCTTGGTGGCCTGCTCAATCATGGCAAGCGTAGTACCTACTGGCGCATCAGCTTTACCTTCGCCCACTTGCTGTTCGGAAGTGCCTCCGATGCGCATCCCGGTTTGGGCCATGTCGCCGACCAACTGCATTAGTGCCTGAGATGGCGGTTGATAGGGCAGTGGCATAATGGCTTGGCTTATCGGCATGCCTCCAGTCTTCACCAGAGCGCCGCCGCCGGGAGGCACACGGAAGATGTTGGTGTTCTGACGAGCGCCTAAGTCTGCCATCAGGAAGCCGGGGAAGTTGGAGTACATACCAGCGTCCAGCAGTTCACGCCAAGCGGCGGTAATTGCATTAGTGGTATTGCCAAGAATGTGCAGCAGCCCGATGTCATAAAACCCGATGCCCGGAACAAACGTGTACTTAACAAAACTGGTTTTTGGCTCAGGAAGTTCTTGAGTTTCTTCAGTGTAATTTCGTACAATTGAAAGAATTTCCCTTGAACTCACATCAATTGTTACGCGGTATGGAATCTCCAGACCGCTAGGTTTACCTTTATGCTTATGCTCGAAGCCCTGAATATCCAACTCGCAATAACATTCGTATATCTCTCGATCACGATCATCTGGGTTGGATGTTTCAGGCCGTAAACCCTGCTGGGCTTTTTCTTCGCGCTGTAAGCTGTCCAGATTTGGGGAGTTCGGGGTCATCAGATCGATGTCTCGATACACCCCCAGAATCTGTAGACGTTTAACTGTGGAAGGCCGCATGTAAGTGCGGTGCGTAATGCGCTTGGCATTCTTCAAATCTGTGGCTGAGTTGTTAACGATCAGATCGTCAGCATCTACAGTCTCAGACACTGGGCGATTGCGCAGTGGGCAGTTGTAGACCTTCTTGAATGACGTACCGCCAAAGCCAAGCATCAGCAGCATGCGATCTGTGTCAGGGTAATACTCTGTAGCAACTGCAGTGAGATAGTGGTTCAAATCGCGTTCTAGTGCGTTTGCGAGCTGGTCTTCAGAAAGATCCGCGTTGTTATCATCGTTGCGAATCTTAACTGGGCCATCGGTTGGCAATAATTCAGAACGGGCATTGGCTTGGAAGCGCAGAACAGCTTCAAGCAATAATGGATGTCGAACTTTCGACATGCCTTCTACTGGCGCACCGTCAGATGCACCTTGCAGGCCCGGAACTTCCAGCTTCAAGCCCATCAGCTTGATACCACTGGCCCGATCTTCTACCCATTCACGGCGTGATTCGATGTCGTCAGAGATTCCGCGCAACAGTTCGCTGGAAATGCGGCCCAGTTCATCTTGGCTGATCTGATCTACTAAGTTGTCGAACCATTCGGTTGGCTTCTTGTCTTCAGTCTCACCAAGTGATGCGCCATCTAACGCAATAGTGACTGATCCATCTCCGTGATCAATCTGAATAATCGTACCTTTGCCATCCGTAACAGCTTTATCTTCGCCTTCATCTGCGTGTTCCACGACAACGTCTTGCTCTTCAGGCAATTCAGGTTCGTCAGGAGCTACTTGACGTATGTTCGGAACTAAGCCGGGCGTTAATGGCATATTATTTATCCTTCAAACTAGGATCGTGCGCTTTTTGCATCTCTAAAACAAATAAGCACAATCCATCTTGTGCCGCTTGGTTATCAGTATCAGCGGCGAGAGTATACACTTTAGTGCAATCATACGGCGCTAGACCTGTTACTGTCACTTCCCATTTTTTTTCTGGGACTTCCTGCACCAATTCCAGCGTACAACTGGCATTAACGCGCAAATTTGAAAATTCTTGCATAAAAATATACTCAACTTGGGTATAGAGGGACAGTTTCGCGTCCGGGATAGGTCTTTTGCGACTCCAATTCGGCAATTCGCTCAGGCGAGCGGGTCAATAATCCAATATCACGCAGGTGACGCAGACTCATCGACACAGTATCGACCAAGTCGTCATGCTTTCCCTTCGGAAATTGACCCACTTGTGTGATAACCATGTCTGCCCAAGCGCGATCCGGCGCAAAAATTAGCCCTTCGGCAAATAAATGTTGAATGGAATACAGGCGCGACAGCTTATCTTGCGATTTCGGATCGGATAATTGCACGGCAAACCCGTCATTGCTGTACAGACGGCGCATTTCCTGCGCTACGGAGATACCTGCGGCCTTGTTTTCGATAATTAACTTGTCGATACGCAACGATTTTGCAGTTCGAGCCACCTTCTCGACCAGATCATGTAGCTCTAAGCGCTCTTGCCAAGCGTGCATCAGCATAACTTTAGGCGCTCCCTCGACATAATTGCGATCTACGGACGATGGGCGACCATTCGTGCCAATCATTCGAGTCGGTTGAGCCACGACATCGTCAGTAAATATTCCCCACACAGTTAATGCGCTGTAGTCGTTAGCGGTCTTGGTCGTGTAAGCGGTATCTAAGCTGGCGACAATAAAGTCCATCGGCGGGAAAGCGTTGTCAGGCCAGAGCTGCCACCAGTCGCGCTTGATCACACCACCACCGGCAGGCTCAGGACGTTGCTGCAACTGACCAGCAGCGGCAAATGGGCCTAGAACTTTTTCAAGCTTAGACACTTCAGCTTCGCCAAAGCGCTCATCCCATAGCAGTTCGCCTTCTGTTTCACGCGGATCCTTCCAACCAATCGTAGTTACAAACGCTCTGCTGGATTCATAGCGCATCGGCAAGCAGAGGTGAGTCCACTCACCATCGTCCT